AGATTCGTAAGCGTGAATGTAGGTGAAGCACAATTTGCTGCTACAGATCCGCGCCAAGCGATGATAACCATGAATTTCCCGGCACTTATGGATGCAGGAAAATTAATTGTGTCAAAGCCAGCACCGACTGCTGATATTGTGAGCCCCAGGTTTCCCTTGGAGGTTGTTTGGACCGCACCCAGGAAATTGGTGGCATCAAAAGGACCATTGTTGAGTCTGTAGAACTGGCCAGCCAGAACTCCACCAGGAGCCAAACGAGGCTTGTAGAGTTCGATATCGTAGGTGACCCATAACTCGCCAATAGTTGATGCTGCTTGCATACCAACGGTTGCGATTTGAAACTCAGCAAAGTCGAAGAAGCGTTCATCCTGTCCTGCAGGTACTGCTCCTTGACGGATATAGAGACATTCCAACGGTGACTCTCCTTGAGCACACTCGACGGCATGCATCATGGAATCAGCGGGTTTGCACGAAGATGCAAACTCATAGTTCTCCATTTCCAATTTGCTGGTGAAGTTTCCAAGCAATGAATTATATTGCGTGGCCATAATTACTGTTCCTAATGCTGAATTGACGTTGTTAAGCGCGTCTGCAGATGTTGACTTGAATTCAAACACCATGCCTCTAATTCTATAGGACTGAAATTGACCAGCAACTGCCGCCAACCAAGGGAAGGTTAACGACAAGCCGGGATTGATAGGATAGTTCTTGACAGCGAAGGCAATGCTGCCAGTAACGTCTCCGAGAAAATCGCGATGGGCTATACGGATTGACCGTGCACCGTTGCGAAATTGAGGTACTTGTCCACTAAGGATGGTGTTTTCTTCAACTTTATAGTCTCCGAAACCAACTAACCGGGAAAACCCGGCTCCTGCGGCGTGTCCCATCGCAGCCCCAGCCGGGCCACCATAGGCTCCACCGATCATGCTCCCTCCTTTACGTAAGAGTTCCGCCATGACCTGTTTAAATACACTCCTCTCCTGTTTGACCACAGCCTTGGAGGAAGGCTTAGTTTTACCTTTACGTGATCGAATTTCGGCATTTAGAGCTGCCTGTCTCACTCGTTGTTGTTGTGTAGGAACACGTTGATTATTCACCACAATGCTGTGTGTTATTACATCATGGTATAGATACATTATTCGCTCTGGTCTGTAAGCCATATAGCGTCCAGATTCAATAGTTCGTTGTGATTACTCACGGCCTCACCAAAAGTATGTTGCAGTTGGCTCCATTGAAAGATCCCCAATCAATGGCTGCGCAACTCTGGCTAGAACCCGTTTCAGGGCGATCCACATAAAACATGGACTCAAACCCTCCTATCAAATCTTCTACTATCAGGCAGATGCACTGAGCAGTAGGGGTAAAAACCCCTCACCTCTCATTCCCAAGCGTCTACTCCATACAACATATATCAAATGCTGGAGCACCGAACAGGGGAATCGTGTCATTAGGCAGACAAGCACCTGTGTAGTTTATAGTCATACGCATCGGACTTAAAGCCCCTCTAGATCTATATCTATTGGGGCGGTATCAGAACGCCGTCAACTTCGGCCATTCTGTCAAGAAGCGGGTGTCTTATATCCACACCCAACCCTTCAGGCAATTGCAATTTCAGTATTGCATTATGTAGTGCTGAAGGGTCAAACCCATAACGTCTCGAAAACGACAACGCCATTATCTCAGGGTCAACTTCCACTGGTTCTTTCATAACAAATTGGTAATCCATGGTCTTGGGTTTGATAGCCCTCCCCTTTCTCAATAATTGGTTCACTGCCCCAAATACTGGTGAGAAGTCATAATATCCAAACCCTACTGCGACATCAGACACATGGTCATCCATTGTTTTACCTACTGGTAATGGCTTTATTGGTATGAAAGATTTTACCATAGCCTTGCCTGCCAAAAGGTGCATCAAACGGTCTCCGTTCCTGTTTATAACAGGAAACCAACTAGAACAAAAGTTCACATTGTCATAGTCAGTCTCATATTTTGGTTTGAAGGAATCTTTAAGTTGGGTTAACCACTCGAACGAATTCTTGTGACCCAATCTTCTACACCACTCATTATATTCTTGCGCTGGAAAATAATCCTTCGTAAAAACAATATGATCATCCCCACAAACCATTATGACAGAGCCATCAATTTTGTGTGCCTTGGCAAAACTCACCCACATTGCTGCGTTTATTAGTGAGTCTCCCACACTGGTATTGATTTTACCTGATGCTACTTTGCCTCTGTGTGTTACTTTAAATGTCTTGGATCTGCTCCGCGTACATCGCTGAGCTTTAAGGAGTTGCAGGTGCCACTCTGGGAAACAACCCTGCTGTTCATAAAACCAATACTCCGCATCCAACATTTCTTCTTCACAATGCCCATCAAATCGAGAGTGATCACCTTGAGCCACATAAAACCCTTCTCTCTCAAAGTGTGTGACTATATCCCCCACCTGCGGAGGTGATAGCCCTGTCGCAATAATAACTGGACGCGATACCATTGTGTAAAAATCAGGATATAAATGCTTCAACATTTTCTTAGACCACAATTGATAAAGTGGACCTGATTCTACTAGATACTCGTCAGTCATCGATGTGACACATCTCATCTGAACATCATTTCTCTCTTTCCCACACATAGCTTCGACTTTTCCGAATGCTCGACCTATCACGGAATCCGGTTGCACCATATTCCATGACTCTTGCACTTTAAGCCAACCTTTTTCAAGCCGTTCTCTGTAAGCCAGGGGTTTGGACTCTAGGAACCAATCGAGTGCTTTCCTAGCATCTAATAATTCAAATGCTGGTAAGCGAAGCAACTCATGCAGCTCCGAAAAAGCTTGCATGCAAAAATCTGCATACTCTTGCTTAATCTTAGCTTTGAGTTTTGCTGAGCCAGCGACCTTAAACTTAGGCCACTCTGGCAACTCTTGGTATAGAGGTACTGTACACTGTCTAGTTGCATAAAAGGTCAATTCATTGTGTGAACAAACCGCACGCGGAATTGTCACACCAACACTGCCAATGCTGATACCCACCGAATAAAATTTTGGTGTGCAAACGAACGGACCAATCTGTTCAATCTTACCATAAGGGACATGTACGTCCAAATTGTTGCTACAAAAGTCTAAGATGGGTTCCGCTTTCACCACCTCAATCTCTTTCTCTAAAGCCACACCTTCTGATATGTCAGTTCCCATACCATTGATGCAGCCATAGATGCAACTCCTCCCAGCTCCAACTGGGCCTATCCTGAATACGTCCAGAAAAGTGTTGCCTGCTCTGCGGCAAATATTCCAGAACGATCTTCTGTTTCTCACTTCTATGTAATCAACTGAACGTTTCAAGACATTGAAAGGGCTATCGAAGTAATCCAACATATGTGCTAACATCTTGTTGCATTCATATGACCAGGTGTGCTCCGCTGTTTCGTAAAGTTCGGATTGCTTAGCGACATACTTGATTTGTAAAACCGCTCCTTTACGTACAACGTCTTTGTCTTTACCAGACCCACCTGTGATTATATTGCCAAACAATTGATGTGCAATCGCATGTTCATGGGAAGTCAGATGATACGCGATTCTGCAACAAGAGCAGTCGAATGCTACGAATTCCAGGGTTCCTGCAGAGTTCTTATAAACCTCCACAAGTCCCTTGGATTCCTCCAGAGCCTTCTTCTGCCGTTTCACCTCTCTTGCTGCTTCTTGCTGATCTTTGATCACTTCTTTAAGTGCATCATTATCACCTTTCTGTTTGGCTAATGTTTCCAACACTCCGTTGGAAAGAGCTTTGGCTTTTGAGTTTATGACTTTAACTCTCACTTGATGCTCTTTCCGCCCTTCCGTTTTATAGTCGTATTCTTTCTTCTTATTCGACTTTCCACCATGTACCACTTTGTCCTTTTTCTGAGATCCTTTGTCCTTTGGCTGTTCCTTTTGAACTGGCCTTTTCTCGACAAACGAATCCTCAGAACAATCTGAGTTGATCATATAGTTGGTGAGTTCTTTTTCTGCCATAAATTTGGCCATATACGCTGTGGGCCACACAGAAACGGCATCTGCGGATGACCGCATCGCCATCTGTGCGTAACTTTCAGCAATATCTGACGGCATTAAGATATCATTATGCGTTAGAACTCTTCCCACGAAACTATCCTTTGCCCGCTCATTAGCTGGGCTTTCCTCGATAGTCTTCTCCTCACTACATGGTCTTCCAACAAATTCGGAATTGACAGAAAGTGGATTAGACCCCCCCGGGTTCACCAGACACTCACCTAGCCCTTTTAGCCCACTACAAACTTCGTCATTCCTTTCAGTAGACGGTTGGTTTGTGTAGGGCTGAAACGGCGGGATTGGGAAAATGTCCGACCTATCCTGCTTCTCATCAACCTCAAAACAGTAACTAGTTGGTTTAGTATCCTGCATGATGGATTTTGCTTATTTTAACGTGT